CTCAATGAGGTCAGCCAGCGCCCGGTGCAGCTCCCCGTCCTCCCCGACGTAGGCCTGGAGCACTGGCTTGGCGTCCTCCGCCAGATCGTATTTGCTCGGCCGCTTGCCCCCTCGGGGGGCTTTAGGGGGTTCTTTCTTATCTTCTACTGTTACTATATTCTTCTTTTGTGTCGGGAAACCCGGTGACGGTGTTTCCCGTTGACGGGGTTGACCGTTGTCGGGTTTCCCGGACAACGGTGGTGCGTCGTCCTGTATAATGTAGATATTTCCGCCGAATTTGCCGTTGCTTCCGTGGCTCTGCTCCCGGGCCAGATAGCCTACTTTCTCCAGCTCCCCCAGGATCCGGCGCAGCTTGTCCTTCCCACAGCCCGCCTTTTTGGCCAGGCCGGAGACACTGTACTCCCAGTCCTCCGGCAGGGAGGCCATGAGGACCAGCAGCCCTCGGCTCTCCAGGCTCAGGCGCCCGTCCTGGGCCACCTCACGGTAGAGGGTGGCAAACGCTTTTTTCCGGCGGAACTGTACCGTTCCCTCACCCATACAGCTTCCCCCTTCCCGCCCGGGAGACAAATCCGTGGTTCAGGCTCACGCCCACCCCGCTGGTCAGCCGGATCCAGGGCTCCAGGTTGTCCGGAGCCTCCGGCCGGGTCAGGTCAATGGGCATCTG